TAGGTTGGAAGCCGACAGTACAAACAAAGACGGGTAAGTCTTGGAAGATATGTCAGGAGAATCTAGATACTATTCCTGATACCCTTCCTGATGGTACTAGTATGCCCCAGTGTATTAAAGATCTTAAGAAGTGGAAGATCCTTGAAACAAGATGGAAGACTGCAAAGGACTGGCTCGACAGAATGGACGGAGATGGTAGAGTCCACGGACAAGTTATCATTCCCGGCACCGTTACCCACAGAGCCACCCACCAAAACCCAAACATGGCTAACATCCCCTCTATCACCACAGAACGTGGCTTATCTGGACTATTTGCATACGAATGCAGAGAGGCTTGGACTGTCCCAAGAGGCTCTAAGCTGGTTGGAACAGATGCTTCGGGAATACAACTTCGTGTACTCGCCCACTACATGAACGATCCTACCTATACGAAGACATTACTTGAGGGTGACATCCATACCTTTAACAAGAATGCTTTAGGTGAGTACTGTAAGGACAGACCAACAGCTAAGACTTTCATCTATGCTTGGTTGCTTGGTGCTGGTCAGGCTAAGGTAGGGCAGATACTGAACTGCACTGTGCGTCAGGCTGGTGATGCTATGGATAACTTCCTCCGTTCTATTCCTGCACTAAAGGAGTTGAAGAGGAAGGCTGCTATGGCTGCACAGCGTGGGTATCTTGTCAGCCTCGACGGTAGGCGTATCAAGATTGAGTCTGAACATAAGGCTCTATCTGTCTACCTTCAGGGTGGTGAGACAGTCATCATGCGTATGGCTAACTTCCTCTGGTATAATCAGGCTAAGAAAGATAAGATCAAGTTCAAGCAGACAGTATGGGTACATGACGAATGGCAGACAGAAACGGAGGAGGGAAGGGCAGAAGATCTCGGAAGACTGCAGGTACAATCTATCCGAGATACCGGGGATTACTTCAACTTGAACTGTCCACTGGACGGAGAATACAAGATAGGTAACAACTGGGCAGAGACTCACTAATGCTCGTAACAAACACATTGACAATATACCAAGATATGCTAATATATGACTATCAACAACTGGAGACTACACGAATGGCTACTGCTACGAAGACTGTAACTGGTGAGTTCCGTACCAAGGTTTACTTCGCTCATGTGCAAGAACCCTCCCAGTTTGGTAACTACGAGATCAACCTCGCTGTTACCCCTGAGATTGAGAAGAAGCTTATCGAACTGCGCCTTGATAAGAAGATCAAGGATGGCAAGGAACGTATTAACAATGGTGGTAAGTTCCTCACCCTGCGTAATGCAGCCATCGATCTCGGTGGGTTTGAATCTGAGATGGTTGTCATCGATCAGAATGGTAAGCGCACGAAGTCTCTTATCGGTAATGACTCTGAGTGCATCGTGTACTGGCGTTCTTACGATACTCCGAAGTATGGTAAAGTCATTAAGCTTGGCAAGATGATTGATTGGGACGAAGAGAACAAGAAGAAGAAGTTCGGTACCCTTAAGATCGTTGAGCTTGTCGAGTACGCTAGTCCGGTTAACGAGTTCGCTGCTGCTATGGACGCTGCTTCTGAGGAAGATCCCTTCCCTAAGTCTGAACTCCCGCCTCCTGCTGAGGTGAAGGTTAAGAGTAAGGGTAAGACGGTATCGTTTGAGATCGAAGCTTAATGCCGTACTATCTAACTGACGAGATGCCAAAGGAGGGGGATTCTGTGGAGTCTCCCTCCCACTACAATAACGGTACAATCGAATGCATCCAGTATCTAAAAGATAACATGCCATTCGATAACTTTATTGGGTACCTTGAAGGTAACACGAAGAAGTATCTCCATCGCTGGAGGTACAAGAAGAAGCCACTAGAAGACCTCAAGAAGGCACAGTGGTACTTAAACCGATTGATTAAGGAACTAGACAATGGATCTCGATGACTACCAGACTGCTGCCCTTGATACTTTGATCTACGCTAACGAAGAGCATCTTACCTATGGCCTTGCTGCTGAAGTAGGAGAGGTCATGTCTCTTATGCAGAAGGCTGCTCGTCATGATTCTCGGTACTGGAATGATGAAGATGATCGTTTCTTTGGAGACTATACTCCCCTCTTCAAGGAGAAGATCTTTGCTGAACTGGGTGATGTACTCTGGTATCTCTCATGTCTTGCTAGTCATCATGGGTTCCCTATGAATGCTATTGCCCGACATAATCTAGAGAAGTTGGGCAAGAGAAAAGCAGAGGGTAAGATCCAAGGCAATGGAGATAATCGGTAAGCATGGCTTCTATTAACACTCTCGTTGAAGATGTATACCGTCTGCTTGAGGAGGGCACTACAGAAGATCTTACAGAGAAGGCTAACGAGTTTGGTAACAGGCTTGCTTCCCTTATCCTAGACAGACTTAAGCCTAAAGAAGAGAAGCGTACACTTCGTATGTCTAACATTGGCAAGCCTGATCGTATGCTGTGGTATGAAATCAATCGTACTATTCCAAAGGAAGAGTTCAATGGACCGACATACCTTAAGTTCCTATACGGTGATCTTATCGAAGAGGTTGTCCTATTCCTTTCTGAGGCTGCGGGTCATACTGTGTCAGACAGGCAGCGACAGGTTACTGTTGATGGTATTGTTGGTCACATTGATGCTGTACTTGATGGTGTTCTAATCGATGTAAAGAGTACCTCTCCTTATTCCTTTAAGAAGTTTAAGGATGGTAGTCTTCGTAATGATGATCCCTTTGCGTACATACCTCAGTTGTCTGGCTACCTTCAGGGTACAGGGATTAACGATGGTGCCTACGTTGCTGTCGATAAACAGAATGGTAACATCGCTGTTATGACACTAGAAGATACCGATAGGGTAGACATCAACGCTAGGATTGCTCACGTAAAAGAAGTAGTCAGTCAGGATACACCACCTACCCGCTGCTTCCAGCCTGAGCCAATGGGTAAGTCTGGTAATATGAAACTGCCTACTGGTTGTTCCTATTGTTCCTTTAAGAAAGAATGTTATTCAGATGTACCACTCAGGAAGTTTATTTACAGCACTGGCCCAGTATGGCTAACTCATGTTGAAGAAGAGCCGAAAGTCTACGAAGAAAAAGAAACCTCTCAATGATAGCCCAGAGAGATGGCGTAGAATCTATAAAGACTTCGGCCTTACAAAGGATGGATACAACACGATTCTTCAAATCCAAGGAGGAACTTGTGCTATATGTCTCAGACATCCTGACAAGATCAGGCCGAGAAGGAACCTTGCAGTCGATCATGATCACGAGACAGGAGCCATTCGTGGATTGTTATGCTACCGCTGCAACCATGTGCTTCTCGGACGAATCTTAAGGGATGACGTAAGTATGGCAGAGCGAACTTACTTGTACTTAAGCACTGAGAAGAACTACGGTAAGGTACCAAGTTAATTACCGTTAGGCTAACTACCCTTAGCTCAGTTGGATAGAGCAACAGCCTTCTAAGCTGTGGGTCGCACGTTCGAATCGTGCAGGGTAGGCCAAGCTGGTATAGCTCAGTTGGTAGAGCATCTGATTTGTAATCAGGAGGTCGTGGGTTCGAGTCCTACTACCAGCACCATTCATTCTAATAGGAGAGTATCATGACAATCAGAGAAGAGTACGAAGAACTTAAGGCCCTCGTTAAGGTGTACCTCGAAACAAAGTACGATGACGGTGAGATGTACGAAGACGATACCGAATGGGCTGAAGCCCTAGAGGAAATGGAAGTTGATATGTGTATTGCAGTTGGTCTTATTGATGAAGAGGATCTAGATAGTGAGTAAGACCCACCTAATTATCCCTGACCCTCATGCTGCACCGGATGAGGACTTGTCTAGGTTCAGTTACCTTGGTAAGCTAATTGCTAGTGTCAAGCCTGATACCGTTATCTGTATCGGTGACTGGGCTGACATGCCTTCCCTCTGCTCCTACGATAGGGGTACGAAGGGCTTCGAAGGACGAAGGTATAAGAAGGACATCGAGTCTTCCTGTACCGCACAGGAACTTATGTTCAAGCCTATTAAAGAAGCTAAGAAGAAGATGCCTCGCTTCATCATGACAACAGGGAACCATGATTATGCTCGGATTGAGAAAGCTATACAGAAGGATGCTGTCCTCGATGGAACCATCTCCGTTGAGGATCTACAATACACGGACTTTGGTTGGGAAGCTTATCCTTTTCTGGAACCTGTTGAAGTCGATGGTGTTTATTACTCTCACTATTTCCCAACGGGGGTCATGGGTAGAGCTACAAGCGGTGAACATCAGGCATACACTCTACTCACCAAACAGTTCGTATCCTGCACGCAGGGCCACACTCACACTAGAGATTTCGCAGAGAGGACTGGACCTGATGGACGAAGACTTATGGGACTTGTCGTAGGCTGTTACATCGACAGGAAGCATGAGTACGCAGGAGAGGCTAACAAGATGTGGTGGCCGGGAGTTATCATTAAGCGTGATGTCCATGCAGGGCAGTACGACTTTGAGTTTATCTCTATGGAAAGAATCAAGAATGAGTTTCGAACTTAAACAACTTATTCTAGATAGGTTCTCTCTTCTTGAACTTGTAGAAATCCTTGACCTAGACCCAGAAGAGTTCTATGATAGGTTTGAGGATATCATTCTAGAACGCTTAGACAAGTTAAAAGAGATAGACAATGGGTTGGAGAAAGAAAAGTTTTCAGAAGAGAATAGTTAAGCACAATCTTTTTGCTAGGGAACTAGAAGAAGGACAGTACAGACAACGAATAAAAGAATCTGATAAAGATTATAAACGTCAAAAGCTGAATGTAAGGAACATAGATGACTACGCAAATGAAGAATCTTCCAACTGATTATCAGACCTTTATTGCTACCTCTCGGTATGCCCGTTGGATCGACAGTGAGAATCGTCGTGAGTCTTGGGAAGAGACTGTTGATCGGTTCATGGAGAATGTCGTAGCTAATAAGATTGGTTACGAAGACCGTGATACCTACGACAAGATCCGTAATGCTATCCTGAACCTTGAGATCATGCCCAGTATGCGGGCTATGATGACCGCTGGCAAGGCTCTTGATCGTGACAATACCTGTGCCTATAACTGTTCCTATCTCCCTGTCGATGACATGAAGTCGTTCGATGAGGCTATGTTTATCCTGATGTGTGGTACTGGTGTTGGATTCAGCGTTGAGCGCCAGTATGTCTCTAAGCTTCCTGAAGTACCTGAGAAGATGTTCGACTCGAATACTATCATCGCTGTCTCAGACAGTAAGGAAGGTTGGGCTAAGGCTCTTCGTCAGCTTATCTCTCTTTTGTATTCCGGTGAGATCCCTAAGTGGGACATGAGTAAGATTCGCCCTGCTGGTTCTCGGCTCAAGGTCTTTGGTGGCCGTGCCTCTGGTCCTGAGCCTCTTGATCAGCTCTTCCGGTTCGTTACCTCTATCTTTAAGAATGCTTCTGGTCGTAAGCTGAACTCTCTTGAGTGCCATGACATCATGTGCAAGATCGGTGAGGTTGTCGTAGTCGGTGGTGTTCGTCGCTCTGCTATGATCTCTCTGTCTAATCTCTCTGATGACCGTATGCGTAACGCTAAGACAGGCCAGTTCTGGGAGACTAATCCCCAGCGTAGCCTTGCTAATAACTCTGTAGCCTATACTGAGAAGCCTGATGCGAGTACCTTCCTGCATGAGTGGGCCTCCCTCGTAGACTCTGGTACTGGTGAGCGTGGTATGTTCTCCCGTATTGCAGCACAGAATCATACGAGTAAGAACGGTAGGCGTGACCACAATTATGAGTTTGGTACTAACCCTTGCTCAGAGATTATCCTCCGTCCCTACCAGTTCTGTAACCTGACTGAGGTTGTAGTTCGTACAGACGATAGCCTCGTTGAGCTTGAGCGTAAGGTTAAGCTTGCTACTATCCTTGGTACTGTCCAAGCTACCTATACTCACTTCCCCTACCTCAGGAAGATCTGGGCTAAGAACACAGAGGAAGAGCGACTCCTTGGTGTATCGCTTACTGGTATCATGGACCATGATATCTTGAATGGTATCAACCCTCTTGGTAATCTCCCCGCTGCATTGACTGCACTTAAGCAAGCTGCTATCGAGACGAATAAGATCTGGGCTGATAAGCTGGGTATCCCAGTCTCTACTGCTATTACCTGTGTCAAGCCTTCTGGTACTGTCTCTCAGCTTGTTGACTCTGCCTCTGGTATCCATCCCCGTCACAATCCCTATTACATTCGTCGTGTTCGTGGAGATAATAAAGATCCTATTACTCAGTTCATGAAGGACATGGAGATCCCACATGAGCCTGACATCATGAAGCCTGATAATACTACGGTGTTCAGCTTTCCTGTAAAAGCTCCTGATACTGCTATTACTCGCCATGATATCTCAGCTACCGTTCACCTCCATCTCTGGAAGATCTACGCTGAGTTTTGGTGTGAGCATAAGCCTAGCATTACTGTCTCCGTTAAACCTGACGAATGGATTAGTGTTGGCTCTTGGTTGTATGATAACTTCAATATTGCCTCTGGTCTTTCCTTCCTGCCTCATTCGGATCACATCTATAAGCAAGCACCGTATGAAGACTGCACTGAGGAAGAGTATCATAACCTCCTGAAGCAGATGCCAGACACTATTGACTGGTCTAAGCTTTCAGACTACGAGAAGGAAGACACGACTAAGGCTAGTCAGTCTCTTGCTTGTACTGCTGGTGTCTGTGAAATTGTGGATATCACCTAATGGATGACGGTACTGACGTAAGTAAGATAAAGAATATCGTTAAGCTTGTCACAGCAAAAGAAAAACCCCCAGAGGAGACTCCGGGGGTTAATCCTAACACTCTTCTTAAAGATGGTATAAATAACTACGACAATCTAATTATGATAGGTTGGAAGGATGACCACTTCAAGATTAGTTGGTCAGATACTATCTCTATTGAAGAAGTTTATATACACCTTGAGTTAGCCAAGAATAGACTAATGGCTAATATGTACGAGTTCTAATCGAAGTTAGCGTTTCCTCCTCAACGAAACACCAACAGTTTCTTGGAGAGGAACGCCCATCTCTGCTGACTGAAGACCAAAGGCAGAGTTAATACCAGACGGTCTCCACCCTGTATCGGGAGCGGGGGCATCGATACCTGTCCCAGACGTAGGCTTCTTCTTAGCAGTTGTAGGACTAATAGGGAAGCCACCAACCGTAGCATTCTTATTTGCCTTAAGGGGAGTACCGGGGCGAACTACTTCTTGATTACGGGTATCAACAGTCATGACTGTACCACCCATTCTCTTTGTAAAGGGCATACCAAGGAAGCCAGCCAATACTCCAAGGCCAGTACTCTTCCCCTTACCAGCCATCTGGGCACCAAACTGCATCTGCTTCTGCGTCTGCTTTATATTGATTCCGCGATTACCACCCTTAGCAGTACCAGAGGTATCTGTTACAGGCTTATCTTTTGTAGAGGCTGCTACAGGAACAGCGGTACTAGTACTAGTAGCCATCTTATCGCTAGCCTTCTTGGCCTTACCTTGACGAGATGCATTACGCATATCTTCGACAGTATTCAATCCACTAAATACAACCATTCTATTTAACCCTTTCTGAACAGGCTGAAGATAGACTTCTTAGGTCTGTTCGATGATCTCTTCTGTTCCATAGCAGTCTCGTTACGCTGGTATCTAGTCTGCTTACCAACCTTAGCCTTACTTACGGTAGTAACCGAACCACCAGCCTTAGCTGCCTTAGACCCACCCTTAGAACCCGCAGCAGCAGTAGACGTAGCGGCAGTGTTTGTAGCATTAGTCTTAATCTTAGATGGATTAAAATTACCATACCCAGAGTAGGTAGAAGACTGACCACTATAGTTTGCACCGGGAGCTGGCTTCATTGGTATCTTCTTCTTTTCCTGACCACTATAGTTTGCACCGGGAGCAGGTTTTCTAGAACCTGTAGGAGCCAACCGTCTTGTAGTACCTTCTTTAACACCAGTTACAGCAAGCTTTGGTCCTTGCCTAATCTCCCTCTTCATCTTCTTCTCTACTGCTTTTTGAGCCTGTCCCGGTACAGTGGACCCCGGACCAGCAGCACCACCATACTCGTTACTCATAAAAGATGGATCTACAATAGCACCAGCAGCACCAGCAGCTCTTGAACCTACACCCTTTAGAAAAGCTAAAGTTTTTGATCCAGCCGAAGGTGTAGGCGTAGCAGATGTAGCGGTAAATGGAACTACAGCGCGAGAAGCTGAACCGGGAGTATAACCCTGATTGATAACCCTTGGGGTTGTGGCACGATTGGGTGTCCCCTCCCTCAATAATTTATCCATGAAATTCATCCGTACTTTTTCAGGCTGTGAGACTGTAAGAGAACGACCCTGTTGCTTCATACCAGTTAAAGCTCTAGCCTTTGCACCTTCCGGTGGAAGACCTCTTGCAGGACGAGATGTCCCAACCTGCTTACGGCTGATAGATTTTCTAGTTTCCTCTGGAGACTTAACATCAGTCTTTTTAATTGGAACCTTCTTAGCAGGGGCTTTCTTTTTAATGATAGTCTTCTTCTTTGGTCTTGGAGCAGCCATCTTACTTACCCTTCTTCTTCTTAGCAGCTTTCTTTGCTGGCTTCTTCTTCTTCATGGCCTTCATCTCAGCCATCTCTTCCTTCTTACCACCACGGTACTTACCGCCCTTCATCTCGGACATCTCTTCCTTACCGCCATGCTTCATGGACTTCTTGTACAGTTGACCCTTACCCGGCATAATAGAACTCCTTCTTAAATCTGTAGTGTTACTTGTTTTCATCATTTCTTTTTACTTACGTTAGTAGCCGTCTTTGCAGCTTGCTTAAAGGCTTTATCTGTAGGTGCGCCTTTCTCACCCTTCTTCCTCATCTTCTTGCCAGCCTTACGCTTGGCATGGATGTTAGCGTACAATCCCTTTACCATTTGACTTTATCCGCCCAGTAAGCAGCAGACATCTTGCCCTTACTAATGTTCTTCGCATGTCTAGCCTTGAAGCTTTCTCTACGCTTTCTGTAGGACTCAGACTCTCCAGCTTTCTTAGGTGAACCAGAGACACCCTTCTGTCCAAACCGGATAAGCTTTACCTGACTACCATCCTTAGCTAGTACAGCGTGGGACTTACCAGCATTCGGTGTCTTCTTAGGCTTGTTATAACCAGCGAACTTCTCACCCCTATACTCAATTGCCATTATCTTCTCCAATAAATATAACCTTATTCCATCCTTCTTTCTTCAAAGGTATCTCAAGATTTGCTTCCATACTTTTAATTACAGAATCGTTAATCTCTCTACCTTTTCTATTCTTTAAACGCTCTTTTAAATCCTTTGGGGTCATAAAAAATATACATACTTTTTCATAATCTTTTGGTACTAGCTTTAACTTTTCTAGTCTAGACTTTCTAGAAAGATTTGTTTGATCTAGTATTATATTCTTTTTATTCTTTAAAGACAACTTAAAAGTTATTTCTACTTTTTCTAAAGCTTTTGTAATAGTCTTATGGTATACTTCTGCAAAAGTTTTATTCTGTTTACTTGCTTCTTCTTCTATAAAAGTATCTGTAGAAATTATTACAGCATTAAACAAATCTTTATTATTTAAAGCCCATGTAGATTTTCCTGATCCGGGTAAACCCACAAGAAAATAAACAGTAGACATTAGACCCTCCGTGCTTTCTTCTTAACAGGAGCCTTCTTCTTAGTTGGTCTTTTGCCCATATCCTTACCGATAGTCTCGACACCAGAGATCTTCTTCTTCTGCTTCATAGCGTAGAAGACATCCTCTGCCTTGTCACCATACTGCTTCTTAAGAGAAGCCATGATCTTCTTACCTTTAGCATTCAATGGCATATTAATAACTCCAAGTTATACCCATTCCGGGTAAAAGTTTATCCTGTGTCCATTCGTCTAGATGAAGACCGCCACCCTTCATGATGCCACCAAAAGAACCTAGATTGTTTTGAACCCAGTAATTTCCAACTCTATTTAGAATTGCTGGATCAGTTACTCTCTTTCCAGTAGGATCAATAATGTAGACATCAGCGGCTTTACCTCTACCCATCTCGTCTTCATCGTGCCTTATAGTCCCTGTTCTACGGTGACCATGCCCTGCCTTTTCCTGACCACCAGAGAAGATCTCGACTGTATATCCTGTTCCCAAGACATTACTAATAGCCGTATCCAATCTTCCTTCCAAGACAGGAGTTACTGGTTTATTACGAGTAGCCCCAGAGTTGGTATATCTAATATTAGTAAACCCAACAGGCTTCATAATTACAGAAGATCTAACTTCTACATTACCAGAGTAAGTCTTTTCAAAGTCTTTATAGATGCGGATACCAGTCCACGTATCTTGAAGTGCTGCCCTAAGATACTGTGTATTACCAGCAGCAAGATCTTCAGATAGATCTCTTCCCTTAAATGCCCTCTTATACCTATCAGTAGCTAGATAGAATGCAGCTTTATCCTGATTCTCTGGGCTGAAGTCTGTAAGATCAGGGTACTTCTTCTGGAGATCATCCCATGTCTGCTTTGTAATCTGGTACTTACCAGCGGCAGTACTCTTTTTCCCATCCTTCGAAACAAAACCTACTACGTTAGGATGCTGGGAGTAAGACTCAAACCTCTGACCTCCGACAATGATGTTATAATCTCCACCAGTTCCTTCAGCAGCACTGATAGCATCTAACAAAGCCTGAGAGTTTACAGGAAGATTAGAACTAGCCATAGTGTACGGAGGGGTATAGCCCTCTTCAATTTCTTGAGTGCTATTAACTACTGCTTCTTGTGGGACAGGAACACTCTCTTGCTGAGTAGACTTAATAGCTTCTGCAAATGCTTCTCCAATAGCAGCTCCTACAGAAGAGTAGTCTACAGTTGCTGGTTTTTCAGCAGTAACATTTGTAGATATATCTTCAATTCTTGGTGCAAGTAGTGGCATTATTTACTCCGAAGCTACAGTGATACTGCGGATAATCTGAAGAGGATCAGCCCCACGACTTCTGATATCAGTCGGAATACGGTTAGACTGACGAGAGATAATGTTCAGAGTCTTAACATAATCTCTAATCTCTTTAGCCGTACTTCTCTCGAAGGACATACCACCTACACTAACAAGGGCAGTGTAATTGTCTAGGATTTCCTGAGGATCTACGATAGCAGCAGGAACTTCTATAGCACCCTGTCCCCTACCTCCACCGTAACGGTACATACCCATAGCCTTCTTTAGATTGGGATCATACTTAACAGCTTCTGGATTAACCTGAAGAGAAACAATCCCATTCTTATCCGAAGAAAGAATAAACGGAGGATAACCGGGATAAGTCTCCATGTTCTTCATCTGAACAGAGAACATTCCTTCGACAGTCCTGATAGTATTAACAGAGTACTGAGCAGCCTTGTTGTAAAGATCTGCTTTATGTGAAGCATTTCCCTTACCAATCTCTTCGAATGTTGCAAAGGTACTATCCGAAAGAAGCTGAGAAACAACAGAAGACTTAGTGCTGCTTCTATCCTTATCAATATCAGGAAGGGTTGTAATAAAGAGAGAAGCGATAGACTTATAAACTCCATTCCCTTTCTCTGGAAGATCAGAATTAAACCGATATCCAGAAAGATCCTTCGTACCGAGAGTTACAATAGAATCCTGTACTTCAGGAGGAGAAGCTTGTATCTTAAGAAGTTCTTCTCTTGATGCAAAGTTAGACCACTTATCTCCAATAGCAGTTGGAGAATCTGTCGGAGTCATATCAGGATCAACGACACCAGCAACTTCAGGGGCGCTGCCATTACCAGCAATACCTACTTTGTACTCCATAGCCTTTGTTAACTGGGATGAATTCTCAGCACTCTCCATCCACTTTATAATAACTTCTGGTGCTTGAGGTTGTCCAAGAATTATTCCTTGACCAATTGGATCACCCTTAAAAAATTGAGAAGCTAGACGCGCTCTGTCTTCTGTATTCTTTCCTTTCATAGCTCTCGAAAGAACATCTGCATTTGCCTTAAAAGTATTGATAGCAGCAGTATACTTCTGAAGGAAGACCTCACCCTTGAGTTGTGTAGGATCTGCGCCATAGGTATTAACCTCAAGGTTAAACTGCTGCAATCTAGTCTCGTAAGAAGACTGCAAAGCATCAATAAGATAAATCCCCGGATCAATTCCATTTTGTTCAGCCAACAAATAAGCTTGCTGAACTGCTTCAGAACTCATATCTTGTTCGAACATAGCATCATACTTCTTAGCAAGATAAGGTCTAAATTCCTTTTCAATAACATACTCTTTCTGTTTCTTACTAAGATCAGTAGCTTCCGACTCTTCCTTTACTCTACGCATGGAAGCCTTATGAGCCTGATCTTGGTAATAACCCTCCGCAAGAAGTGAGTCCATCTTAATAGGGTCACCACCAGACTTAATCCTAGCAAGAGCAGTTATTCTTTGTCCTTCTGGGTCAGTAGAAGCCCATGTTTTAATATTACCCTGTGCAAGCTCTATTGGGTCTGTACCTGAAGCAGTGTATGTCTGACCATTAAAGGTTGCTCTAAGCTCTTCAAAGTCTTTTGCATAATCAGGGTATTCTCTAACTGCATTGAGGTAAACTAACTTATCTTGAACAGCTCTTTGTGCACTATTTTCAATCGACTGATTCTTTACCAAGCCTCTCGTATAATCCTGTAGTGCAGCCATCTTCTTTTCAGAAGCAGATTCACCTCCACCACCGCCACCTCTACCTTTTCCTGATAGATCACTAAGAGCATTACCAATCGATGCACCGATATTCCCAAGCACACCAGAATAATCAACTGTCGGAGGGTTATATGTACCGACATTCGATCCTTCAATAACTCTAACTTCTGGATTAAACATACCCATTATTCTTGACCTCTTCCTTTAACAAGTCTTTCGTACTGACTAGACAAACCAGATTGTGCTGTCTTCCTATCTTGAAGAATAGCTGACTCACCCAAAGTTCTATACCCTTCTCTAGAAAGGTAGTAGACTTTTCTTTTCTGTTCTACCGTAAGAGGAGCTTTTAAAGCACTAATCTGATTCATTACATCCTGTGCGCTAGTTAGATCCCCTTCTCTAATATAGTCATTAGCAAGTCTAACAAGTTCTTGAGTTCGATCTGTAACACCCTTAATCATCTGGCTCTCAGCGTACATATTCTGACGAATGTCATACATAAGTTCTACTTCTTGAGAACCAAAACCAAGGGTGTTCCACATAGCATTCCAAGGATTCAATCCTTCAGCAAGGGTTCTACCCTTCTTGTCAATGAACTCACCCTGTAGAGCAATGTAATAAGCCTTAGCAAGCTTATCCAAACTTGAAACATTTCTTGCTACTTTAGTTGCATCATACTGGCTAAGAGTTAACTCACCGTGGATCAAGCTACTAAACAACTGGATAGCACTAGAGCCAGTATCCCAAGCAATACTGAGAGAAGGACCACCAATAACCTCTGCAATATTCTTATCCATAATACCATCGTAAATCTGGATAAGACCATCTCCGGGACCAAGACGCCCAGACAAAGCTGTACCTGAACCTGTAGCATTGCTTAAGGCTAGATCAACAAGTCCATACCTTAAAAAGGTATACGCATCTGGGTTGATGCCTTCAGAAGTCCTATCTGTCAAAGCATTAACAGCCATCCCACCAAGAGGAATACCAGCACCACCGTAGAAGACAACCTGTCCAAGGGCTAGTCTACCTTTTTCAGCAGCAGAAAGGTTACGACCAAAGAAAAGATTCTCCATGAGCTTTGCCTGATAGCCCAGCCACTGGGTAGGGAGAGACATAAAACCCTGTTGCCACCAAGCATTACTTGAACTTGTCATGTTCATTGTTAGAGCATCAGACCTAGCGGTTATGTAGTCATCCATAACTCTAAACCCAACGTCTGTACTTGTATCAATACCCGGATAGGTCTTCTTAAATTCACGATAGGCTACATCGTGTGCCATCAAACGGCCAATTCTTTCACCTTCGTTAAAGGGTGTCCTACCAAGTTCAAGAACTTTTGTAAAGGTACCCCTAGTAATATCGTATGAACCCGAGAGTTCTTGGATATTCTGGTTTACTTCAAAACGACCAGACCTTCTAAGATAGGTAATAGATTCTGTAAACTCTTCCTCTGTCATCCCAATAAATCCAGAGACTCTTTTATAGATAGTCTTAATGTTCTCTGGTGTAGGATTAATCATTGCTGCTCTCATGGGAGAGTAGTTCAAGGCAGCCTTTAAACCATACATAGGAGAGATAGCCATGATGTTTAGCGCAGAACTAGCCTGAACAATAAGCTGGTCAGGATTAAACATACCAAGCTTCATGTTAAAAGCCATACTACGAAGGAATACATCCGGCCTAGCAGACATATAATCGATTACATCAATGCCAGTCTTATCAAAGATAAACTCTCCGAAGGAAGCCATACGTCTATCCCACATCTTATTAAACTCAGATGATTCAGATAGACGATTAGAAATAACTCTTCTCTCGGTAAGGAGTTTCCTACCTGACGGAGTATTAATAATCTCAGCTTGCTTTAGCTGTTGAATTGCTGGAAGTCTCTTTATATTATCCCAGTTAGAGATAAGGTTATTATCAACACCAGCCTTTACCCAACCTTCTAGAGCCTTAACAGAGTATTCCCTTTCTGAAAGATAGTTAGATCCCTTAGAGAAGTCTCTTTCGATAGCCCTAGTAGGGTCAACAGTCTTAAACTTACCACCACCATAGCCATACATAACAGAGTTATCTCTAGCCCCAAGAGAATAAAGTTCGTTGTAAGTCTTAAACTTACCCATACGATACTCTTCAAATCTAGCAACACCAACTCTAGGAAGTTCCATATCCTTTGTTACAATCTGAAGATCCTCAGAAAGATTGATACCATACTTATCAATAAAGATCTTTAGATCTGCAACATTCTCAATGTTAGGATTAAAACCGTTATTACTACGGATAATACCGTTCAGGATATCCTCTGTAATATTCCCAGCCTCAAGCTCACGAAGACCCTTAAGAAGAACATTAGCTTCTCTTCCCATCTTCTCAAGTTCTTTAGCAGTACGCCCAGCACCAACAATAGCAGGAGTAAACATAATCTCATTGTCAGAAAGATCTACACCCTTCCTATTCGATACGAGGTACCCATTAATATTCTGGGTAGACCGTCTTCCTCCTGCAACTCTAGGCATCACATCGTTGTACAGAATACCACGGCTTGTCTTTAGAGAACCAGTTGCATAAAAGACAGGCTTGCCATCTATCAATGGAGCATCTTCAATATCTACAATCTGGAAGAGAGACTTCTTTTTGTCTCCCTTCATGAACTCTGTTCTTGGGATAACCTTATTAGCATCCATATCAAAAACAAACTTCTGAGAATAATCTTTATTACTTGGAAGATCACCCTTTTCAAGAGCCTTCATTCTATAGAATCTATTGCCATCAAAAGATCCCATAAACTGGGTTCTATCTCCACCAGTACTTCTCTTAAGAATGTCATCAGCATCTGCCAACCAAGCTGTCTCAGAAAGTTTATAATAAGAAAGATAACCCTCTACCACTTCTTCAGAAGGTTTCTTTCCTGTCTGAAGGTAGAACTTATCCTTAAAGGTATTGACATCATACCAGTCACCATCAAGAGGATTCTCATTAACAAGAGTACTAAGAACCCTATTGATTCCGTTAGTATCTTCTTTCGATACCTTACTCATAATATTAAAATGCTTGTTAACAATCTCTGTCTGGACTGCACCAAGCTTACCAACACCCCTTTTAAGGATGGTATTAAGTTCCTGAGAAGATGTAAGTTCAGGAGAAGCAAGGATATCAAAGAGGTTGGATCTAAGAGCCCCAATGTCTGTTGCAGAGGCTAGACCCTGTAGACCAAGGTTCCTCTCAAACTTTACAACATAGCCTTCAGGTCCACTCCCTGTGTTGTTTAAACCATACGGTTCAACTTTACCACCTACGCTCTTAGAAAACTTCTCTGCACTAGCCTTCTCAAGGAAAGGTAAGCCAGTATCCTTTCCCATTGTAATCTCTACAACAAAGTTATCAAAGCCGATATCTTTTTCTGCAATGTCAAGAACATGAAAGGATGTCTGCTTTTCAAGAATTACCTTCTTGTTAGCTTTAGCTGTAGCAAGCATATCCTCTGTATAGATACCCTTGTACAGATTGCGAAGTGTCTCAGCATAATCATTAACGACTTCATTCTGAAGAGTAGGCTTCAGAGTTGGACCCATACCATTACTTCCCACCGAAGAAGACGATGGTGCAGAATGCTTAGAAATATTAACGCTAGTCTCTTTAGCATTCAGAGCGGTATCCATAGCCATATTAGCTGCGGCCTTACCACCAGTACTCTCTACAACTTCAAGAGCATCAGTAGCCCTTGCCAGTTTAGCTGAAGTACCAGATACAGTAGTAACTCCCTTTGCTGCTGTTAAGACCTTACCAACAGGAATAGCAGCAATAACATCTGCTGTTAGCCAAAGACCTTCATTCTCACCTACACCAGCCGTCGAGACAGACCGATAGTAATCCCAATAAAGAAGACTGTTATCTCCAAATAAACCCTGCTCTCTTGCCTTAGCAGCAGATCTTCTAGCAAGAAGTCTCTTCTTATCTACATCAGGTTCATTCAGAATTTCTTGGTATGTCTCAAATCCAGTTCTAGACTTACCTTGAAAACCTAAAGCAGATGCACCTGTTACACCCATAAAATTTTCTATTGGGTCTACAAAGATACCACGACCAATAGTACCTATAATAGAACCAGCAAGACCAAAGAACCCCTCTTCAGTAGAAGCCTTATTAAATTCATCCTGCATAATAGCATGAGTAATTTCAACATTCTTATTGTCAGGGCTAAAAGGATCAATAAGGACTCTCTTTACAATATCCTTACTATCTCCAGCCTTAATCAGAGTCTCCATATTTCTTTTATAGTTATCGGCAGAAGCCTGAAGTTCCTCTGGAGTGTAGCCATTCTGATAACCATTAGTAAGAACAGAAGAAAAATCTGGGTTAATTCCCTCATTAAGAAGGGCTTGACTGTTACCAGTCTGAACAGCAGAAAGAGCTTCTTCTACTGGAATACCAGCAGAATTAGCGTACCTCTCAGCTAGGGTAAGGCTATACCTCTTACCCTTTTCTATATCCTGATTTACTTCCTCGTCTGTAGGAAAGAGGGATTTAACAACCTTATATCCTTCTTCCTCTTCCCCAAAGACTCTATCAAAGATACCCATCTATTACCTGCCAAAGCTAGGAGTCGGGAAAGCTCCAAGGATATTCTGAGCCATGCTACCAAAGCCAGCCCACTTACTAGCATCCATCTCGTACTCAGCAGCCTTGTTAAGGAACTTCTGCTGTACTTCAGCAGATCTACGAGCAGTCTGTTGGTATCCAAGACCAGAGAGAACCTGTCCCTGAAGACCAGAAAGACCAGTCGTAAGAGAACTACTAGCAAACTTACCCTGTCCACCACCAATCTGAGCGGCAATGTTAACAGTCTGGCCCCTAGCAATAGCAGCCTCCCTAAGCATCCTCCTTCTATCACGCATATCAGCCATCTTCTGCATCTTAAGCTGTTCTTGAGCAGCCTTCTGCTGCATCTTCATAGCCTTTTCCTGTGCTTCCAGAGCCTTCATGCTTGCTCCCGCACCAACTACAGCACCTACAACAGAACCCATCTTATACTTCCTTCCAGTATGCTATCTCTTGTTCTTCATATTTCATTTTAGTTAGAACCTTTTTCAGGCTCTCGGGACTCAACCCCTTAAAATAACTAATTGATAGAGTATCTGCCCCTCTATATTTACCCCAAGCTTCAAAGGATCTCAGCATCTCTAGCCCATACTTTCTATGTTCTTCTTTTACATAGATTGACATACAGTATGCTATCTTCTTTGAATGGAAGTAATGTTCAGTTACATACCCAAGGATGTATCCACAGATTTCATTATCAATAAGGAGAATAATCCCAGTATAATCTTCATCTGTTAAAGCATTATCGAAGAGATTTCTAATCTTGTCTTCTTCGAATCCCTCATCAGGGAGAGCTTTACTTACAACTTCTTTTATTAAGGGTAGAACTTTATTGTAATCTTCTTCTCGACAATACCTAATAACTGGTATTACTTGCATCGACAGTTTCCCAACCAATAAGGTTCAGGTCTTTACCTGTCTCGCTTTCGAAGCGCATACGCAAGACTCTACCCTTACCTCTTATCTTTGTTCTAGCTACAATTGTATCATAAGGATAAGTAAAAGTCAAATTGTTTGGATCTACTATAGGATAGTTTACCATACGATAAAGCTGGCTAGGGCTACTCCACCGAGAACTATCAACAGAGAGATCCCATTTAACAGTAAGGATACATCCAGAAGGATAGTCTACGGTATAACCAGTACCAGAAACGACATAGTTCTTTTCTGTCCGTCTCATGTAGCTTACGATGTACGGGACATTCTTCTTGAGCATAGCCGAACCGGAGAAGTCGTAGGCTGTCTCAGCGTAAGAAGAGTAGTCAGCAGAACCCCAGTCAAGGAAAGACCTATTAGTAAAGTTAGCAACAGTAAGATATCCATTAGCAGTCCTTACAAGAAACTTAGTATCTGAATTAGCATTAGAACTTGTAGAGGCAATAGTCTCAACTACGGTATTAGAACTAGCATCGATGACTTGATCTGCCCCTACAACAATATTATAGGCTACTTCACTAGATCCTAGACCAGAGAGGTAGAAGCCACAGTAAAGATAAGGGCTAGTACCAGTAGCATCGGAGATCTCCCAAGGGAAGAAAGCCTGAAGGTTAAGATCATAGATTAGAATCTTAGACTTCTTATTAGGGACTGTCTCATCCTCACTGGAGTACATCCAGATAATTCTCTTGTTCAGTCTGTCGAAGACAGCAGTAGCGTCCTTCTTCTTTTCAGGAGAAATAGCCTCATAAAAAGAACGGATGTTATCAGACATACTTGTAACGTAGGGAGTATTATTCTCAATCGCTACGGTGTAAATACCAGAGGTATCCCAGTAGACAGGTGAGTCTGCAACATTAATCAAGGTTCTCTTACTGGCAATACCAAAGCTGGAGATCTTACTAACATAGTACTCTGTAGCTTTAAAGACCTGATCGACACCACCGATAACCCATACACCATTCGATGCAAGGACATACATAATAGAACCTGTCGTGAACAGAGCCTGAATGCTGGATGCCTCAGGGATAATAATGTAACCACCATCAGAGTCTACCAGACCGGGAGTATCTTCAGAAGTAGGATCTTCTTTCTGGTAGCAGATACCAAAGTCCTTCTCACTCTCGATTGTCTTAGAGTAAAAGATCTTGCCACCGTTCTTAGCAGAGTCAAGGCCAGCATACCAAACTCGACCAGCGTACGGAGCAACAGAGTTAAACCTTGCAGTCTCAATTACTGTCGTAAGGTTATTAACATTCGATACAGCGGATCTATTCTGATTAAAGAAGTCTAGAATAAAGTGACCATTCGGGGCAAGAGTATTACCGTACTCAATCTTTAAGTACTGGTCAATATCCTGATCGTTACTTGTATTCTTACCTACCCACCAAGGTTTATTTCTAGGAGGGAAGTCAGCTCTTGTATTGTCCCAATAGTCAAATGCATTACCAGCCCTACCATTATTATCCGAATACCATCCCTGATTAAAGAGATCGTAGAGATAGTTATTCGTAATAGCAGTAGGAGGAGTCTCAGGGGCAACGTCTTTAGTAGCCAGACCAGATGCTGCTGTGTTAGGGAAATCTGCACCATTCAGAGTGTACGTAAATGTCGTACTTGTTGGAGCCGAAGTAAGAGTGAATGTACCATTAAACTGGTAGAAAGAAGAGTCAATCTCTACGGTATCACCAGCATTATAATAGTGGGAACTGTTAACTGTAATCGTAACAGTGTTGCTTGTCCTAGCGATAAACGTAATATTCGAAGACATCCCAAGATATTCAAGATCTCTAATCTGAATCTTGATCTTCGTAACAGTTATATTATCATCAGTCGGAAGATATTCAACACGAATAGGTTCGATAGCCGGGGAAACAATGATTAGATACCCAGTAACAGAAGCAATATTGATGTAAGAACTAGAGACAGAGTAGCTATTATTAGCAGAGTAATCATTTAGATTAATGCTGAAAGACTTCTGACCAGCAGAGATAGTGTCGATAGACTTATCGTAGAAGTACACCATGTTGTTATGCTGAACAACGAGGAACTCAGTACCACCAATACCAGACACATTAGTCCATGTCTCACAGTGGATAAGATCACCAGAGGCTACGGAGAAGGAACTGTTCTGATAGTTTGTCTCATAGACAAGGCCCCTTCTCCTGCGCCTAGAACCATCAATAAGAAGATCAAAGTTTAGTTCATCTGAAGAAGTATTCTCAGGATAGGTCATCACAGAGGCTTCAGTATAAAGCCCCTTAATAAAAGTATTTACAGTTTTCTGACTATACTGCTGTGGTGCCACTCTTCTTTTCCTTTAGCTTCGGAGGAGGAGCTTTGTCCTCACCGAACATTCTATCCCACTTAGCTTCCTTACTTTCAGGTGTATGAACCAACCAGTAAGTCAAATCAGATAGGGCTGTCTTTCTATTTGTGTAATAACCGGAGAGATGTTCAGGCATGCTACCACTCTCGGACTTAATCTTGAACATACTATAGCCATCGGTAGGCTTATAAATAGTAAACATAGACTTTCGCTTACTTGAGGTTACGTTAAGAATTGTACCCTCTTTATTCTCTTCAGTTACGATAAGGTCAGTATCGTTTTCTACCATAGTCATTGAGTATCCTTTGTTCTCCAGTCTTCCAGCGATTGTTCTTCTGGAAGTATCTGTGCTTTCTAGCAAACTGTTCTGTCTTAGGATCAGGTCCACCCTTAAAGAGGGACTCAGCCCTAACCTTTACTTCAGAAAGGTAATAGGGAAAGATCGTATCATCCATGTCTGGAACAGAAGCATCTGTCATAGTGAATGTCGGAAGCTTAATCCCTAGTACCATTGTCTTACTTGTCTGTAGCGTATTATCTACAGAACTTTTGTAACTATCGAAGCAGAGATACCTATCATCAAATGAAGTATAGTATGTAGGCATTCTGCTATTGTCGATAGGCAGAGAAATTCCTGATGTTGGATCTGTAACAAGAATTATCTCGGATGAAGAGGTATCCCTCTTGACAATTCTCTGAATAAATTCATCCGGTAAAAGATAATTGACAAGACTATATTCAATCTGTCCAGCAGTCTCAGATACATTGTATCTCAACTCCTTAATCTCAGTGATGTTATTAGCATCCATGAAGTTGGGACGAGTAGAATCGGATAGACCTGTTACCCTCATCAACTCTGTATGTTCAGGAAGATCGACTGTCGTTATTACATCATAGTACACACTCCTACAGACATTAGCTATTTGGGTTGCTTCTACTGTATCGGAAATGCTGTTAACCTCATCGGAGTCCAAATCATTCAGGACATCCTGAACAATCTCCAAGAGTGTCATTTTAGCTGTAGCCATGCTTTATCTAGCCTTATGTATACGGGCTGTAATGAGACCGATATCAACTATATTAGCTGTACCAACATCAGTCTTAATATTAATTCTAGCACCATGAGACACCATATTAGATGTCACCGGGAATAAAGCGGATTCAGTAATAAACTGATTAGTAGACTTAACTAGAGATACAGAAGTTTCACCAAGAAGTGTACCATAAGTAATACCATCAGAAGACCCAAAGATAGAAATATCTAAAACTTTAGGAGAACCAGTAGCAAAAGAATCTACCTTTAGAGAGAGAGTAATAGAATGAAGATCTCCCGCAGCAACAAACTGGAGAGTCTCAGTAGCCAGATTCATAAGACTGGAAGTTGTACCCGTTAGGGTAATCGGAATCTGAGAGACAGTATCATCTGTCGTAAAGGGAAGAAGTACATTAGTAGTACTAACTGCTAAGTATGTAGTCCCTACGTATGTCGTATTAGTATATTTACCCCAGCCTGTACCGGGGAACCTATTAGCATTAGTCCATACACCAGAGCCACTACCATTAGAAAGGTATAGTTGGTTAGCAGATGCAGCAGCAATACCCTTCGGTTCATGAAGGTTAGGATCTGTCAGACTTGAATGTTGTACGTTAGCCATCTATAGTTCACCCCGGAGGACCATTAGTATTATTATATCGATTCTTTCAAAGATGTCAAGGGGGAACCCGAACTTACGTTAGTTAGGCTCCCCCAAGAGTAGTGTTACACTTCGATGTACTCGACCACCAGTCTACCACGGCCACCAGTCACCGTACCACCAAGGGTCGTGTAGACGTAGCCATTAGCAGCACCGATAGAAAGAACACCACCAGCCAAAGTACCGTTACAAAGAACGACTTCGTTTGCTCCAAGATCAGCCTGTGCGATAGCCACATCAATGCCATCGGCAACAATAGCTGTACCATCCTTCTGGGCCAGACCAATGGTCAGGGTACCAGAAGTACCAGTCATAGCCGAAGTCACAATCAGCGTAGCCTTCTTGATGTACGCGCCAGCCGGAACGAAAGCTTCATGCGACCAAGCCGCAGCGGTAATCGCTGTAGCAAAGTCAAAGTCCACAATCAGTTCCTTTGTAGCGCCCAGAGTAGAGACACCAGCACCGCTCTGGTTAGCCTCAGGGCCAGTGAAACGGACTTCAAGCCCGTCAGAGTTTGTCCAATCAACACTCATATTAATATCCTCCTATTAAACCGAGGTGTTCGAAAGAACAGTAATAAGGTTCTCCGGACGATAGAGCTTGACACCATAACGAGCGGTAGTCACGAACTCTGTACGCTGGAAGTCCTTATTATATTCAGTATCGACCTCAGGCATCTGTCTCCAAGCACCAATGAACGGAACAACCGAAGCATCAGCAGAGAAGAACAGGTTAGCCTTGAAACCAGCGCAGTTCACAGTCTCAAGCGTTTCCGAAGAGATTGTAGCCAGACGCTGCGAGGTATAGACATCGAAGCCGTAGACGTTACGGACGAAGCGCATACCCGTTGCGATACCCGAAGAGACGATACCCTCGAACATCGGGTTGTTATTAATGCCGACAAGCTGAGTAGCCGTCTCAATGGTGTAAGCCACAGAGGGGTCCACAATAGCGACACGGTTATTAGCCGAGACATTCGCAAGATTCAGCGAGAGGTTAGCACGGGCGAAGTCAGCCACGTTAATGACGTTGCTAGAACCAGTAGCGACATAACGATGCTTACCACCGTTAATTGTATTGGTATTAGCAGCCGTCTGCTGAGACTGAAGACCAAGGATGGCCTCCTCGACATGCTCCATAATGGCACGCTCCTGCTCGGGCACAAAGCGCGAGACAAGCTCGTTCATGTAGAACATATCCTGCTCAGCCTTCTTCGTCACGTATGTACCCGAAGAGAGGTACTCAGTGATCTGGAAGGTAAACTGACCAGTGTCGAGAGGACGATACTTAACCGCTTCGTCTTCAGCGTAGTCATCAACGTACGCCTGACCAATCGACGGGATCTTAAACGTATCGCCGTCAGGGAACTCCTGAAGCCAGCGAACGTATGTCTGAGCCATAAGCTCATCACGCAGAATCTCCTTAAGCTCACGCGACCAAACTTCAGCGCGAGTAAGGAGAGAAACATTACCAGTTGTCATACCCGACATATCTGATTCTCCTTTATATTATGTTAAGAGTTGTAGAAACGATCCCCAAGTCTTTCACGATCCTGAAGCATAGTGTTCTGAATCTTAGGGGAATAGTACAAACTCCGGTTCTCCTTACGTAGCTTCTGATAGTATTCGAAGGTACGGTCCTGAGAATAAGAGTTGAAGTTCTCACTACGAATTGTTGACTGGGTAGTAACACCAGTGGAAGTACTAGTCTTATCACCCATCTTCTTAACTCCAATCAACTGAAAGAATGCTGTAGGGGATTCGGCTGCAATTTCCTTAAGCCTGTCAAGAGACATATTAAGCTCCAGACTCTTAGCCTTTAGGACATCGGCAGTCTTATCACCGTACTGCTTCTGCATCTCTTCTCCAACTACGGAGATATTCTGAGAGGCAGTCTTACTCTTTTCCTTCGCAGTAATCACTTTTTCTACAAGGGCTTCAAAGTCACTCGCGCTCTGAGTGGTGTTCTCAGTATTAGAGGAACTGGTTGTTACCGGAGGAGGCTGTTCTGCACCAGTCTCAGAACCCTTGCTCATCTGTTCAAGGAGGTTCTTAGCGTAGTCCTGCTTTGCAAGTTCTGCCCGAAGTTCGTCAAGCGTCTTAGTGATTTCACTAATGTGCTTATCGGCTTCAAGCTTCCCCTTAGCAAGGGCTTCGATATCCCTAAACTTCTTGCCATCTCCTACCAAATGATCTACAAAAGACTCTTTTGTCTGGGTCTGCTGCGTATCAGTTGTCGTACTTTCCGTGGTCGCGGAACTAAAAATGTCGCTCATTTGTTATTTTACCTCTTGGTCTAGGTGTAAGATATTAATAATTTCTGTTAAAGCCCTGTTGTAACCATTGCGGTCTGCTTGCTTGTAAGCCCAACTAGGACTATCGTAATCATTAGCGATTACAATCTCTTTAATCTTGCTGTTGACAATCTGCTCAAGCTTATCTAGGACATTCTTAGCAGACTTGACTTCCTTCTTAAAACCTTCCTGT